AATGGGTTAAACAACACCCTGATATGGATTTAACCTCAGTTGATGAGACAGACCCAAACCCTACAGCGTTGGCACTTACCGAAGACAACTAGCAGAAATGCTGGTAGCAGTAGGATGGTGGCCAACGCACATTGAGTTTGACACGCGCGACCTAGTTACGGTGATTAGTGTTATAGAAAAGAACAACAAAAAAAGGTGAGTTTCTATGACGGTCAACACAACAATTTCTGTGGTAGGCGTAAAAGAAACTATTAACGCACTCAAAAAGATTGACCCACAGCTGCAAAAAGACTTTAGAACGCAAGCCAACCAGATCGCCCAGCCTGCAATCAACGCGGCTAAAGAGGTTTACACTCAAGTGCCGTTGTCTGGTATGGCCTACAAGTGGTCAAGTCGAGGCCGTCAACTGTTCCCGTTTAGCGTGGCTAAAGCCAAAAGCGGCGTGCGTTTACGCATTGACACCCGGCGCAACGCTGTAGGCGTAATTCTCATTGAGCAAAAAGACCCAGCGACTGCAATTTTTGAAACTGCTGGGCGCGCTAACGCAAACCGTTTAGGCGATCAATTGGGTTTTGTTGGCACAGGTCGCACAAGACTTATTGGGCCTGCCGTGTATAAAGCGCGGCGCGGCATTGAGGCTGAAATGGAAAAGATGATTTTGGACGCTGCGCGCACAGTTAGGCAGTCGCTCTAATGCTGTCTATACCAATCATCTCAGAGTTTGACGGCAAGGGCATTGACAAAGCCATTAAACAATTTAAGCAACTAGAAACGGCAGGCGAAAAAGCACAGTTTGCTATTAAAAAGGCTGCTGTTCCTGCTGCTGCTGCGCTTGCTGGTGTTGCAGCTGCTATTGGCCCAGCAATTTCAGCCGCGTCAGACCTTGAAGAAAGTATGTCTAAAGTTAACGTTATTTTTGGTGACGGTGCAAAAGCAGTTGAAGATTTTTCAAAAACTGCTGCAAAATCTATGGGTCAATCTGCAGCATCTGTATTGCAAGCTGCAGGTACTTTTGGAACTTTTGGAAAAGCAGCTGGGCTTAGCGGTGCAGATTTAGCAAACTTTAGCAACCAATTTACAACGCTTGCATCAGATCTTGCGTCTTTTAACAACACAACACCAGAAGAGGCAATTAACGCTATTGGTTCAGCATTGCGCGGTGAGGCAGAACCTATGCGTAAGTTTGGTGTTTTGCTTAACGATGCCACTCTTAAAGCAGAGGCAATGGCGTTAGGTATTTACAGCGGCTCGGGTGCTCTTACTGATCAGCAAAAAATACTTGCTGCACAAAGCGCTATTTACAAACAAACAGGTGATGCACAAGGAGATTTTGAAAGGACTTCTGACGGTCTTGCCAATACTTCCAGAATACTTGCAGCTCAAATGGAAAACTTGCAAGGCAGCATTGGTAAAGGTCTTTTGCCAGTAGTGCAGGCAGTTTTGCCAGTTGTACAAAAATTTGCAGATTGGGCTACAAAAAACCCACAAGCATTTTTGGCTATTGCTGGCGCAATTACCGCAATATCTGTGGCGATCTTGGCAGTTAACTTTGCAATGGCACTCAACCCATTTACCGCTATTGCGGCAGGTGTAGCAGCGCTAGTTGTTGGCATCGTGTACGCCTACAACAAGTTTGAGACATTTCGCACCATTGTCAACAGTGTGCTTAACGGCTTGATTAGCGGTTTTGAAACTTTTGCCAACGCGTACATCACAGCAATAAACATGATCATTCGAGGCATGAACCTTATTAATCCATTTAGTGACATTGCATCGTTACCAACAATTAGCCTGCCAAGTATTGGCGGCGGTGGCGGTGGTGGAGATTTTGCAGGCACAAGCGAGCGTGCAGGTATGCCACAAGTAAGCGCAACAATGCCGGCTATGCCAGCACCAGCAGCACCATTGGCTATTACTGGCGGTGGCGGTGGCAGTGGTAGCAGTGCATCTAGTTTTGGTGACCAGTCTGGGCGTGGCGGCGGTTTTTTTGGTGATAGCAGTCAGGCAATGGCAAGTTCTATTTACAACATTTATGTATCTGGGGTTATGAGCAACGCACAAACAGGCGAGGAAATTGTTAACAACATTCGTGCCTACAATCGCGCGGCTGGCCCTGCAAACATCGCGGTTGCCTAATGGCTACATCAGTTGTACAAAGCGGCAATTACGAACTGTTTATTGATACAGGGTTTCAGATAGATGCCTTTGTGCTTGATGATGCAACTAAAGGCGTGCTAAATAACACAGAATACGTTTTAGACGGCACAACAGAGTTTGCGCCAATGCTTCAATACTCAACTAACCTAAACATTAAACGCGGTAGGCGCGATGTAGGCGATCAGTTTAGCGCTGGCACAATGTCATTTAACCTAAACGACTCGCTAGCAGGTGGCACGCTAAACCCGTTGTACTCGTCTAGCCCGTATGTAGACCCAGCAGGGCAATTTACTTTGGCACCGTTGCGCCGGGTTTCGTTTGGCAGATACAACAGTGTTGGCACATTTATAGCGCTTTTTGTAGGGCAAATTGTTAACTACGACTATTCCTACGAATTAGGCGGCGAGAACATGATCAGCGTGTACTGTGCTGATGACTTTTATCTGCTAGCACAAACAGCCTTAAACGAATACAACGTGAGCGAAGAACTATCTAGCGATCGACTAGCAGCGGTCTTGGATTTACCAGAGGTTGCCTATCCAGCGTTAAGCCGTGACATTGAGACAGGTACGCAAACGCTTGGCGGCGCAGCTGCTTACACGGTTCCTAACGGCACAAACGTAAAGGCATATATTGACCAGATACAACAGGCAGAGCAGGGCCGTATTTTTATGGCGCGCACAGGCACGTTGACAAGCCAACCAAGAATAGGCAACACACTGTCTAGCAGTGTTGCCGATTTTCACGATGACGGCACAAATATCCCCTACAACTCTTTAGGCATTATTTACAACGCTGATCTAATTGTCAACCGGGCAAGCATCCAGCATTTAGGCGCTACTAGCCCAGAGGTCGCAGATGACGCAGCAAGCCAAGCCAAGTACTTAATCCAAAATGTCAGCATTACTAACAGCCTGCTACACAACGATGCGGCAGCACTTGACTTAGCAGAGTACCTACTTGTGGGCGAGCCTGAAGCAACTTTTAACGCCGTGCAAACCGATTACTTAATGCTCACTACAGCCCAACGCGAGGCACTAGCGCTAGTAGATATTGGTGACACCATTACTATTACCAACACAATTACGGGCGGTCAGGTAGCCCAAGAACTAGCAGTTGAGGGCGTAGAAATATCGGTAAACCTAAACAACGGCCATCGAGTTACGTTCTATACGTCAGCAACTGTCATCGTCTACGAGTTCATTCTTAACGACCCGATTTACGGCAAATTAGATATACAAGACCCACAACCCGTTTTAGGATAAAGTACTTACTATGACTACGCCTTTCCCGTTTGTATCTGGTGCAGTGCTCACAGCTGCACAACTAAACGCAATTACAACTTTGCCTATTGCAGCTAAAACCGCTAACTACACGTTGGCGGTTGGCGATGTCGGTTATCGAGTCCAGATGACTGCCGCAGGTGCTACCACAATCACAGTTAACACAGGCATTTTTAGCGCTGGTGACACTATTTGGATACAAAACATGGGTGCAGGCGTTTGCACGATTACTGCCGGCACTGCAACAGTTGGAACAGCATCATCTTTAGCGTTGGCACAATATGGAGGTGGCACGCTTGTTTTCCAAAGTGCTAGTGCTGCTACTTTTTTTAATCATTCGGGTTTAACATACGGCGCGGCTACAGGTGGCTCATCATCAAGCATTACTGTCGGCGGCGTAAATTACACGATGCTTACTTTTACAACAGACGCAAACCTTGTTGTGTCTCGCGCTGGTTTGTTTGATTGTCTTGTTGTAGGTGGGGCTGGCGGCGCAGGTGCTAACTCAGGTCTTAGCAGTTACATGGGTGGCGGTGGCGGTGGCGGTGTAGCAGAGCAAACAATCTTTCTTGCTGCCGCAACATACGCAATTGACATTGGTGCAGGCGGAGCAAAAAGTTCATCAGGTCTTACAACACGCTTAGTTACCAGCGACCTTAAATCTTTGTCAGGTGTTGGCGGTGGGGTGGGCGGCGGTTATGCAGGCGGCGGTTTTGAGCGCATTGGTAAAGCAGGCGGATGCGGTGGCGGTGGACTAAGCGGAACTGGCGCAGAACGCCAAGAGGCAGGTCTAGGTTTGCAAGGTTTTGGCGGTGGAACGGGTGGCACTGCTGCAGGCAATGCGGCTGGATCTGGCGGAGGTGCAACAGCAGCAGGCACGACAGGATCAGGCACAGTCGCAACAGTTGGCGGTGCAGGTTATGACGCATCAACATTTAGAGGCGAGGCAGCAAACACAACATTTTACGCTGGCGGCGGATCAGGTGGTGGCGCGTCAGGCGGTGGCACTACAGCAGGCTCGACAGCGCGCGCAACAAACGGTGCTGCTAACTCAGGTTCAGGTGGCGGCGGAAACAATGCGACAGGTTCAGATAATGGCGGCGCTGGTGGCTCAGGTATTTTGCTAGTCAGGTTTAAGGTCTAAACATGGAACAGTATTTCGCACAAATCACAAACGGTGTTGTAACCAATGTTGTTGTAGCCACATCCGAATTTATGGCAGCAAATCCAGAGCGTTACACAGGCGAATACATAGAAACCTTTTTAGATGTACCTGGCAAAACTTACGCAGGCATTGGCTACCTATGGAACGGCACAGACTTTGTGTTACCGCCAGCAGATGAAACGCCTATTGAGCCTTAGTGTGATGTTTGCACTTGTCCTGACCGCGTGCGAAACAACACGAACTAACGCGCCACTTAAATTACGCAACAGCACGCTCACACGCTGCTCAACTATTGCACAATGCGAAAGGGTAAGCAATGGCTAAGGAAAAATCGGAAATAGAATATCTACACGCGCGCATGATTGTGTTTGTTGGCTGCACAATTGCAGTGACTTTTGCGCTTACCGTTATAGGTTTTGTTTATGGCCTGTTGTTTGTGACTCAACCGCTTGAGCAATCACCAAATGACGCGCAATTTATTGACTTGCTATCTACCCTGACAGTGTTTATGACTGGCACGTTGTCTGGACTTGTTGCCGCTAATGGTCTTAAACGAAAGCCTGCCGATGTCAGCACTGCCAGCCAACCCTAAAGTAATCGGATCACGCCCTTACACAGGCAACAGCGATGGTGCAGCTGCAGGCCCTCGTGCCGGCATGGATGAATGGATACGTCAAGCCATTAAGCATGGTGGTGGCGCGTTTTGGAATAACGGCAGTTGGGGCATACGCGATATGCGCGGCTCAACAAACCTAAGTGTGCACGCCACTGGTCGAGCAGTTGACCTGTCTTACAGGCCGTCAGAAAAACAATTAACAGCCAACCGTAAAGGCACAATGGACTTCTTTAACATCGTGACTGCTAACGCAAACGAGTTAGGTCTTGAGTGCATACTCGATTATTTACTTAAGCCATACGGCCGAGGCTGGCGATGTGATCGTCAAGCATGGTCAAAATATTCTAAGCCAACAATCCACGGTGCGCCGGGTGGCGATTGGTTACACGTAGAGATAAACCCACAAATGGCAGACTCGCCAAACCTTGTAAAACAAGCGTTTCAGAGGGTATTCACCGAATTGCCACAGTAGTGCCCTATGGTGGAAACACCGACGATAGGAGATGCAATGGCAGACGCTAAAACATACGTTTACGAGGTTTACACCACGCACCTAGACAGTGCACAAATGGTGCTCGTACAAATATTTCGTGACCCTAAAACAGACAAAGTGCTACACGCCCAGATTGCGTTTAAGGATGCAATCGGTGACTCGTGGCAGACCCCCTACCAATTGGAGAAAAAATGAGTTTTCTAGCCATTAAAATAGGTGCATGGTGCATTACAGGCTTGGCGGCGTTTACGTTGCTTTGGGGGGCTAGTAAGCCGCCTGAGGGCAAACTAGAGGCAGGCGTGCAAATCACTACAACCCTGATCAGCATTGTGCCCGAACTACCAACCACGACCACAACGGCAGCGCCTAAAGGTTGTGCCCAATATGTCGCAGATGCAATTACGGCTGGTTGGCCAGCAGACCAAGCACCAATGATTGCGCGCGTAATGTTTCGCGAGTCACGATGCAACCCACTTGCTTTTAATAGCCAAGACAGCAACGGCGGCAGTCGAGGGCTAATGCAAATGAATGGGGCTCACAAATCGTGGTTGATTGAAGAAGGTTTTATTACACATCTTGACGATTTGTTTTACCCAGACGTAAACCTCAAAGCCTCAGCACACCTTTACAGTATTGTCGGTTGGTCAGCGTGGGCAAGTACACATGGCTGATAGTCAATATCCCGAAATAGGCATAAGCCAAGAAACGAGAGCAGCAATGTATCCCGATACGTACAGCGACAAACTAGGCAAGGTTTACACAAACCTGATAGACGAAATTGTGCGACCAGCACACATACAAAGCACCGTGCCAAACCACGACATACTTTTAGACGAACTAGTGCTGATGTATGACGCGTTCCAAACTTTGGGCGGTGAACAAAACAGATTTAATGCTTCAGTATTACGCGCGGCTATAAATGTTATACGCGCCTTGTAAAGCCTGTGGGTTGACAATGCACGGCACAAGGTACCGGCACAACCCCGAAAAAGTAATGTGGTTACACCCTGACCTAAAAGCATGTACTAAGGTAAAGCCAATATTCCCGACTAAAAGAAAGAACCCGACATGAATGATCAGTTAGAAATGTTTACAACAACACTGGGCTTGGCTGGAGAACGCACACGTGTAGCGCTTGACCATCCATCTGTTGCAATTTCGCGCAATGCACCTGATACATCGCGTGAGGCAGGCGAGGCAGCTAAACCGCACGCAGGCAAACAACGCGAACTGGTGCACTTTTGGATTAAATGGGCTGCACGCACTGAGGCTAAAGGCATGACAGCAGACGAAATAAGTGTGCTACTAAATTTACCTGCACAATCTGTCTCAGCGCGCATTAACGGCCTGCATCGAGACGCATACATTGTTGACAGTGGCACACGCCGCAAAACACGGTACGGACGCAACGCCATAGTTTGGGTTGCTTGCTAATGGCACACTTTGACTTATCGCTTTACGAAACAGTTGCACAACGCTTAGTGCGCTGGTGGACAGAATACCCAGACGGCAGGATCATCACGTCAATACATCACTATGACGGCTCAACAATCATTATGCGCGCAGAGTGCTACAACAACGATGACAGACTTATTGCCACAGGCTACGCCGAAGAGGTATTTGGCAATAGTCCTGTAAACAAAACATCGTTTCTAGAGAACTGTGAAACCAGCGCGATTGGTCGCGCAATTAGCAATAGCCGCATTGGGCACACTGGCGAGCGCGCATCGTCCACAGAAATGGACAAGGTCAACAGGGTTAACAGTCAGCCGGCTCGACCAGATACACACGGCAGCGCAACACCTAAACAGATTGGGTTTCTCAAGTCATTAGCGCGCGGTAAAGGCTGGGATGATCTGCAGCTGCTTGACTACATCCACAAGTTGTTGCGCGTAGATGACGTAATAGTTGAGACATTGACAGCAGGTCAGTGTTCTGCCGTTATAGATGGGCTAAAGAAATGAGTCGCACAGTATGGCTGGCTTTAGCGCTTACGACACTATGCGGATATTTGCTGTGGCGATCTGATAACAAATAAGACTTACACAACTGGCTAGTAGCGAATACCTAAGCCTGTCGCAGGGCGGTTGGATGATCTGCGGTAACGCAGTTAGACCAGCGCGCACAAAACCTGCTACACGAAAGGCTGAGTGCTGAGCGTTGGGGCGAGTCGTAAACATAATCGACTATATGTGCAAGGTAATCGGATTGAGGCAGCCCGATGGGTAGAGCAACATCACTATGTTTAACATCACATACCAGATCACATACACTTAACAAACCGACACAAAGGATCACCCGACATGCAACATCAGCAACAACAAAACGAGAGCAAGCCGCTTGCGGCGCGGTAGCAATGGGTAAAGAACACAGCAACCCGGAATATAAACGCAACCGAACCATCATTCTGCGCAACAACCCAACGTGCAACTACTGCGACAAACCAGCAGACACTGTTGACCACATCGTTGCATTAATGAACGGCGGAGACCACAGCCTTGACAACCTGCAACCATGCTGCGCCCAATGCAACAACCGAAAAGGACACAAAGAAGTAGCACAACGCAACCGCTCAATAAGCCACGCAAGAGCCGAAGCAATGCAAAACCACGCAACACCAATCGCAAAAACAGAACCGTTTTTTTCTGCAAAACAAAACATCAC